ACGTCTTTTACGCCACGGATAGACGAAATTAATCCACATTTTCCGGATGGATGATCTGATAGCTCCTCCTCAAGCTCAAAGAACTCACCATCTCTCATAAGACAACCTAAACACGCCGTAGGCTTCCACACCAAACGTCTGAACCCTGTCACCGCGCCACTTGCCCGATATTGTTCGGTTGTCGCTGTCCGGTATGAGCGTATTGTTTCAGTGCGTGCAATCAGGATAGCCCGATCAAGTCCCATGCCAAAGCCGTTAGCCATTTCACGGGCTGTCTTTACTGGACCGTAACCCCTGGCAATCCCGTTGATCAATGCGTTTGTCAATCCGTGTACAGCATCGCCATAATCCTTTTGTAGCAACGTGTAAAGCGGGGATCCATTACCAGCAAAGCCAATCATGCTCATTACAGCATCAATATTTATCAGGTTGAAATTATAGCCAATTGTCCCCATCTGCGAGCGCATAGCAGCTTGAGCCGCTTCTATGCCAATTTTTGCGTAGGCTGTTTGTTGGCCTTCAATCATCCCTACAGCGTACTGGCGATTATACTTTTCAACCTCTCGCTGGATTTGCTCCTTGAGTGCCTTATAGCGCTGGCTCTGCAATACCACGCTTTCAGTAATAATCTTGCCTTCGTCTTTCAATCGTTGCAACTCATAAGCAAGTGCGGTAATATCTCCATCCAGGCGGTTCTCGATCATCAGCCACCTGGTAGCCATATTATCAAGCATATCCATTTCTCTTAGCTCAACACCACGCCTGAACTCATACAGAATACGAATTACATCAGGCGTCTGTCTGCTTATGGGATCTGGAAACATTTACGACAAACCGATTGATCGGATTACCTTGAATACACGAGCGGCTGTTGCCTGTGCTACTGCTGCTGGCACCGCTGTTTGCGTCCGTATTTTCAGGAAGCGCACACCGAACAGATCGGTAGGGTTTTCAAGCAAAGCGTATTCATCCACCGCAAATGTAAGGGTGACTGGTGTTCCGTTCTTGTTGACTTCTAAATAGGTTCCCGCCAGAGTATCTGATGCAAAGAAGCCTAGTTGCACGGTCGTCGCTTCGATTGCCGCTGGGGTCATAAATCCGATTGCCGTTGACCCTTTCAGGTCGATTGCCGGTGACAATGATTCACCAATAGCGATTGTGATTGTGTCTCCTAGATTTGTATTATTGATTGCTGTCATTTGTACTCTCCGTTTCTTCGTCTAGTAATTGATTGGATTGGTCTTGCCTAACTCTCGCAGCGTCTAATAATAGAGTCGCCGCGGTTGCATTTTGTTCTTTTTCAAGCAGCCTGTCTTTTTCCATTGCTGCTATTTCTTCGTCTGTTTTGCCAGACCATGATAACGCCGTTTTTATCGGTACTCCTGATTCAACCCATACCTTAGCCGTATCAGCTTCGGTCTTTGGTTGAACGCTGTAGGATGGTTCCCATACCGCTTCAATGTCGCTCAATGGGTAATCAATCCCATCAAGCTTCAGCAGAAATTGTGCAACCCGTTTCCAAGTCGCTGAAAATGACGCCTTGCGTTGATCAACCTTCTTGGTGAGTGGTGCCTCCATCGCCAACAAAGCCTCGCCTGATATGCCAGCTCCCGCGCTATAAAAATAATGCTTCGGTGTCCGGCTGATAATGGCGATTGAATTAGCAATCTTATCGATCGGATCGAGGAAGTTGCTTAGCGGGGTCGAATCGAATTGTCCGGCCGTTGACCCCTCTGGAAGCGTCCAGATTTCGTTAGGCGAGTTCTTCAATGATGTTGTATCAGCACTTGTGACAACATACCGTTGTTTCAATGCGGAAAATTCGGCTGCAACCATCATGTCGCTAAACATCTTATTAACCGCGTCCTGTAATGATACGATGTTATATAAATCACCCTTGCTGTTGCGACTGATGAAGAAGTGGAACACCGGAATTTCACCATATGGATTTTCAGCACGCTCATTGTCTGGGTCGGGCATAAACATTTTAGCACTGGAAGGAACGCCATTGACAAAGTTCTTGTTCGGGTTGGTGCGGTAATATTCAAGCCTGTCACGGTAGTATAAAATCATTCGATAAACATCACCGTCCTTGTACCACTTGCAGGCAAAGTCCTGCTTTTTTGGATTGTCCGCTTTATAAAACATGTGACACAATCGCGGGTCGTTGTAATTGAACTCAATTTCCCCGTCCTCGTTTTTCCAGGCTATTGCAAAGCTCTCGCGTGTGATGGATGCGCTGCGGTGTATGTCATAAGCATCCTGTACCAGCTCGTGATCCTCAAATATCTGTTGCAGTCTATCGGTGATGGCTTTGGTTTTGGTAGCCCACCCGTTATATGTCAGTCTATCAAGCGCACTATCAATGACAACCGACATCCAGTTTTGACTGAATTTCGCGTTGATGTTATTAAACGCTTCTTTCAGCCTATTGGTGGAATATACGAGCGGCTGATTTCCGTCTGCATAGTCAAACAGCGTCGTGTAAATTCCGTTTTTCCCTTTTAGCGCACTGTACGCGCGTTCTAAATCAGTTGCCATAATTGCTCCTAACCCTGGTAGCTTCGTGCTTTAGGTTTGTCCCTGCCTTCTTCTTCGTAGGCGTATCTTGTTGCGTCAATCCAGTGATTATTTTTATCAATCGGTCTTGGTGGTGATACTGGATTCCCGTCACCGCCTTCTTTCCACTTGTACGTCTGCAACTCATTTCTAGCATTGATACACCTTTTATCAACAATAATCGATTGTTGTTGTAACCATTGAACACCAAAGGTAACAGAATCCTTTCCTTTTTTTGCTGAAACAGCATTTATTTTATTATCGCGTAATTCCTTGATTGACTTAGGTTCTGCACTATCACATACAACAATTTCGTTGCCGACAATGGGTTTTATAAGTGCTGCCAACTCTGGATTAGTCAACCCTGTTTCATAGAACTCGTCAAACACATATATTATTTTTCTCATTTTATCATAATGAGAACAGTGTAGCGCAACAGGATCACTTGCAAAGCCGAAGTCTAACCCAAACTTTCTATTTGTCAGTTGGTCGTAAATATCAGTCAAATCTTCTACGACCCAATTCTTGAATATAACGTTTCCGAGAACTCCCCAATTTCCAAGTGTATAAACGTTGTAATAATAACTGTCTGATTCGTTCTCCAGGTCTTTTCTATCCCCATCAGTCAGGAACCTGTTATCCTTATACGTTGTTTTTAGAATCGTCAATTCGTCGCTATGATATTCTTTCTGGTCATCAGCCCATGCAATCGTTTTGAAGTATTCGTCATAAATCCAATGGCTCTGTAATATTGGATTAAATGACATCATTACACGCTTGTCTATTTCTTCGCTTCCGCCCCGTTGACGCTTCAATAACTGTTTTATTGTGTTCTTGTCGATCTCTGTTGCTTCTTCAATCCAAATGTCAGTCACCGCTCCATTCTCAGGCGTAATGGATTTTATCTTTTCAACGTCATCAAGCCCAACAAAAAGGATCTGATATTTGTTCTTTTCACAGGTGATTATTCCGTCTGTTTTGTTGATATAAAACAACCCGCGCAATCCCCAATCGTTTATCACTCCGACAATCTCATTGAATATTGACTTGCGAATTGACCTGCCTGTTTGACGACACGCCAGGTAATTGCGTCCACCCCTGAGAATGTCTATAACCGCCCTTTGTGCTATAAATACGGACTTACCAGAAGCAGATCCACCGAAAAATATCTGTGTTCTCGCCATATCATCCAGTAGCGGCACATAAACATCATTGAAAACAATAGGGTCAATCTTGACTTCAACTCCCATTACGACCCTCTATTGTTACTTTTATAATTTCCCCGCCGCTTGTCACGTCTGTCTTTAGGCTTTGGGTTGGCTTGCCAAGTATTCTATCAATCACCTCAACCGCCGCTTTTTGTTTTACGTTTTCATTTCTACTTTTCAAGGTTGAAAGCAAAGCGTTTACAGCATCTTCGCCAGCTTCTTCTAGTTTGGCAATCATGCGAAGTGCAACATTTCGCCTAATCTTTTGGGCAAGCTCGTTTAAGTGGTCTCGTTCTTCTTTGTCCCAACAATAGAACGTCGCCTTTGGTACCCCGCTATCCCTGATTGCTTGAGCGTCTGAATTAACCCTTGAGCGCGCCATAACATAGTCAAGGCGTGCATCTTCTAATTGGTCTAATTCAGTACGTAAATTGTCCATATTTGGTATGAAACTTCCTTAGTCTAGTCTGACTCCTCCACTTCAATCATCGCAACCGCAACCATATCGCCCAGCATCCCCATGAGCTTTTGCACCTGTTCGAGATGATATTCCGGCACGTTGATCGTGACTGTGTAACTATGGTCAACACAACTTTTCACGCTCCTAAGCTCAGCCTCGAAGTGAACAGGCTCGCTCATCCCATCCCCTTGTTCGGGTTGCGCTTCAATGGCTTATAGTCTGTAATTCGTTTACTCGTCATGCTGTCTCACCTCTGCGTCAAAGTGGATCGGGGTCATGTCAGTGCCAATCCCTGTATACTTCGCCCATCGGTGTATAACTTCCGTCATCGTTGAATAGCTCAACCGACCAATTCTCAGGCCACCACGGTTCATCATACATAGCCCTGTTTGTGAATGGAGCAACATGCGTAACATAATCCAACGTCGAAATGTACTCTAGCATCTGCTTGAAAATAACAGGATCGCCGCTAGTCATTGAAAACTCAGTCACCCATATTTCAGGTTGTGGAATACCTGCCCGTTCAAAAAAATGCATCAATGCGCCTATGTCGTTCTTCCAACGGTCAAATGTATAATACGGCTCATAATACAAATGTACCCCCCAAACTTCTGGCACTGGATAATTAGCTGCCTGTAATGCGTCAATAAAATCCATGTTCCAGGGTGCACCATTTGCTCCATTATTCCCAACAATCGGAATTACACTGGAGTACGCGTCCATGAATAGCATATATCGTTCCGCTGCCAGTTGCGGAGTAATACCGCAACCGTTTGGCTCTCGGTTCACAGGCTCATTGAATATCAGAACATAGCCTGAGTAGTCAGTTGGAAATGTCGCCGTATCAAATAAACCGCAGCGCGACATTGGAATGTTTTTGCTGTTAGTCGGTATCTCTGGGTAAACTGACCATACGTAATACCAATCAGCACCAACATTTGTCAAGTCCTCTTGGTATTGTGGCTGCACCATCGCAATACCTTTGTGATAAGGCAGCGATGGTATAGGATCGCCGTTCAGAATAATTGGCAGATAGACGGTAGTTTGTGCGGGCGGTGTTTGTGCATCAGCAGAAAGCACCATGACGAGCAATCCCAAAACCAGGATGACCGGAAAAATGTAAATCGGATGCAGTTTGATCTTTCGCATTATGCTGTTGCCTGTGTCATGTTATACACCTGCTTTCTTTACTAGGCGACC